ATAGTAGTGTCAGGGCCAGTGCCCAGACCTTCAAGGTCAATCATTAGATCCATGCTGTGAGTATAGCATGGATTTAGATATAAGTCTAGCGGGTGTTAGCCAATTACCCAGCTAAGTGGTTGGCTACCGTCAATGAAATTGGTAAGATCCTTGAGCCCTTGATCCATCATGGCTTGGCCTTCGCTTTTCATAGCGGCACCGTTTAGGCTTGAGCCCGATTGTGGTCCTGCTATGGTGGCAAACTTTTCACGTGCTTCACCAATTATGAGTTTGGCGTTTCCGGTCATGTAGTTACGAATCCACTGACTGATCTGTGGATCACTTAGCAGATTAAATTCGGGTTTGAAGTTGTAGGTCCATAACAATACTGATTCGCCTGTGCCTTTGGGATCACGTATCAACTGCAACTTCTTGGTCACAGGATTGAATGTGTAGTTCATAAAGGCACCAAACATACGTCCGGCCAATTTTACATACTGACTATAGAAATCGTAAGTGGCAAGTCCGCCGGCCACGTTAAAATTCATAAGATACACGTTTAATGAAGCTTGACTAAACGGATCAAAGTTTGAGGCAAATGGGCCTGTTGAATCACCAAAGGTTCTGCGATATACTTGGCGCACTGTTTGTACTTCCTGTGGCAAGGTATAGATATTAACATTGGCCACCAGTTCCATAAAACTGTAGCTTTCTTCGTAGGCGTTTTCAGCCCGCTGACGATAGGTACCAATGGTGTTGGTATATGCCGCTTCAAAATGTATAGGGTCAAGCTCAATGTCAATAATGCCGTCGCCCAGTTGAGCACGTACATATTGAAATAGGTTTTGTTTGAGGGTGTCTAAGCTGTTTTCTGATTCAATGCCCATTAGGAACTCCAGTTCCTATTATTTAGCAGTTTTACCAAGCCCAGAGTATGATCAAATTATCGTTGCCACGACCGTTAAATTTGGTTTCTGTGGCTTTGATTTCCGCAAATGCCTTACGAGCCGCCGGTTTGCCACCACCTGTAACTGCTTTGATTTGTTCAGCTGGTTTGCGTAGAGTTTTTTGCACAGTTGCCAAAGTGTCAAATCCTGCAATAGCACTACCCTTAACTGTAAAGGTACCAATATGGCTGTCAGCCATAACGTGGATAAGTTTGCGTTTTGCTGTGTCGTACAACCATGCTTCTGAAGCACCGACCAGTTTAGTAACTGGTTCTGATTTGAGTTTAAGCTCTTCAAATTCACGCATGAACTTGAATTTGCGTGTGAGTTTTTCTGGGCTAATGGCTTTCTTGGCACGAGGTTTGCGTTCTACCTTTTTAAGTTGAACATAGCTGTTACAGTCGTTGATTACTGTTTCACAGAACTTGACACAATTACGAAGTTGTAGTTTTGTAAGGTGGCTGTAGCCTTCAACTAGGTCAGCATCTTTACCTTCAAGCACTTCGTTGAATTCTTCAAGACGCAATTCCCATACACAACTAACAGTACCAATCATGTTGGGACTTACGTTCATGCCACGCATTAACGCAATGGGTTTAAAGTCGGCTGACATTTTTGCGCCGGCCACAACAAAATCATCAAACATGCCTTCTAGTTCTCCACAGCATTCTGAAATCTTTTCACGCAGATGATCTTGGATTGTTAATTTTGCCACTGCGGTGTCAGCGTCAACATCGGCTTGTGCTCGTTTAATTTCTTGTTTAGATTTAAGCATCTGACTAATTTGTTCGTCGACAATGCACTGCTCGTGCTCAGTAAATTCTAGCCCAATAACACTCATACGACATGCCCAAGCCGGAGTTAGACGTATTTGGCTGTCTGGAATGCCGCGCATGAGTTTGGCATCCTTGGGTCTATGATTGATTTCTAAATATTGGCACAACATATCTTTGGCATCTTTTTTGCCATAGTGATAGTTGTACCACTGAAATGCTTTAGCCAGAAGGCTCAGTCGATTTTCGCTGGTAGGTTGTGTACGCCACTCGGGTTCGTGCCCTACATATTTGGTTTCAGCACCCTTGGGGTTTAGTCTTTTAATTTCGTTTGATTTGGCCATGTGTGTATTTTACGTTAAATTTTTAATAAGGTCAACCTAACAGGTTAGCAAAGGTAATATGCTGTTCCAAATTGGTCAATAAGTCGGCTACTTTTTTTACTAATTCTTTATATCGAGATGTTTCTCTTTTGTTACGGCGACATTCAACACTTTCCATATCTGCGGCCACAATAGCCTGATCTACAGCTCGAACCATTTTGAGCAGATCTCTGCGGGCTACTTTGTTTTTAACAGTAGCAATAGCCCGTTCAGCACGATCTAAGCGTTGAAATAATTCATCCATAACAGTAATTATATACGGTTTTGATTTTCAAGTCAAATCAACCCATAAATACATGACTATGCCACGCCTAAGTCTATACCGTCCTAATAGAACCAACGATTATCAATTTTTGGACCGCACTATTGCGGAAATGTACACTGTAGGCGGGCTTGATGTTTATGTACACAAGTACCTGGGTCCTATTGTTGATCCGGCGCAGGCCAATACGCCCGGTGATGCTACCCTGCCCACTTACAATAGCACCAATCCACTTTTTATTCAAGATCTATTGCTGTTAGAAAACAGAGATCGTGCCTACGACAATGATGTCTACATCATGCGTGGTGTTTACAGTCAGCAAGATATTGATTTTGATCTTACACAATTTGGCCTATTTTTAAACAACGACACCTTGTTTATTACATTCCATTACAACAACATGATTGATACCTTTGGTCGTAAACTTATGAGTGGCGACGTATTAGAATTGCCTAATCTCAAAGATTACTACCCATTGGATTCTACCAAGCCGTTACCACTACCCAAGTATTATGTTATACAAGATGCGTCGTATGCGTCTGAAGGATTTAGTCAAACCTGGTTGCCACATCTCTGGAGATGCAAAGCCACTCCAATGGTCAACGCACAAGAGTTTCAGCAGATCGTTAACCAACCGTTTATGCCAGAAAATATTTGGGATCCTGGTAATTTTTATCCGCAGGGCGATGTGGTCAATTCTGGTGGCACTTATTATACAGCCCGACAGCCAGTACCGCCTGGAACACCCATAACAGATACAGCATACTGGGCATCTACTACTCCAACCACAGTAGGCGACCAAATGAGTACTCGCCCCAAGGATCTTGCAATTAACGATGCCTTGTTGGTACAAGCACAAGCCGATGTACCACTAAGTGGGTATGATACTACCAAATTTTATATTTTACCTACTCGGATAGACGGACAGCCTGGGTCAGCTGGACTTACAGCTGACAATACACATGCCACAGCCGACAGTACCGCCAATGGCGATGGTGATACTCCTCGTAGCTTTGGCTATACCATGGGTTACCTAACCGGTAGTCACGATCCGGAAACTGGTTTTCTTATGCCGCCCAATGGTTTGCCAGTTACACCCGGTGTTAGCTTTCCGCCCGATCCAGCTATTGGTGCTTATGCATTACGTTTAGATTATTTTCCTAATCGCCTGTTCCGTTACAACGGCAAAGCCTGGTTGGCCATTGAAGACAATATTCGCACCGACCTTGATCTTGCTCCAGCAAGTCAAACACAACGTAATAGTTTTGTCAACAACACTTATACGGTAAGTACTACCGACCAAGGTAATATACCAAGTCGCCAAAGTCTTAGTCAAATACTACAACCGTTGGCCGACAATGGCGACCAAGGTGGCAATATTACACCTGCCAATCCAAGACCTCCAGGAAAATAATCAATGGCTGTTACACAATATTTTTACGACGAACAAATACGACGCTTCTTACTACAGTTTGCTAGAATTTTTAGTAACTTTCAAGTTGAGTACGGACAAAATCAAGCAGGTAAAAACGATACCTTGGTTCGTGTGCCGGTACGCTATGGTGATAGTAGTCGTCAAGCACAGACCATCATACAACAAAACAGTGCCAATGAGTTACCGTCCACTCCGTTGATGACCTTTTATATTACTGATTTTAAATATAATCGTTCCATGATACAAGAACCCAATTTTGTCAGCACCATAGCAGTACGCCAGCGTACATATGACGGTGCAACAGACACTTATGAAACCACACAAGGCAATGCATTTACTATTGATCGACTCATGCCGGTGCCGTTTGAAATGACTTTGAATTTGGATATCTGGACCAGCAACACTAATGAAAAAATGCAGTTGTTAGAGCAAATCTTGGTCTTGTTTAATCCTAGCTTGGAAATTCAAAGCACTGACAATTACATAGACTGGACCAGTTTAAGCACAGTGTACCTAGATGATATAACTTGGAGCAGTCGTAGTTTACCAATTGGCACAGACAATCCTATTGATATTGCTACCTTGAGATTTAAATTACCCATGTGGATTAGTAGTCCGGCCAAGGTTAAGAAGTTGGGTGTGGTTGAGCGTATTGTGGCCAACATTTTTGATGCCAACGGTGATGCTTCAATTGCCATTACTGACAACGATTTGTTATTGGGCACACGACAGGCATTTACACCATTTGGTTACCAGGTTTTATTAATTAATAACACGTTGCAGGTCCTGCCACAAAATCAAAACACTGAACCTGCTACAGATTTAAATCCGCCCGCCAGTCCACCTAGTAACCTGTTATGGCATTCAGTAGCAGGCATGTATGGTACTTTAAGGCCAGGTATCAGTTATGTAACTCTTGAACAGCCCGACGGTACTCAAGTACAGGGCACTGTAGCCTATGACCCTAGCGATGATAGATTTTTATTGTTTACCGTAAACCCTGACAGTGTACCGGGCAATACCCTGGCACCGGTAGATGCAGTAATTAATCCTTTGTTAAGTGGGCCAGGAGCAGGTCTTCCAGCAGCACAAACCAGTACTAGATATTTGTTAACTGAGGCGACCGGCACATACGACGGTGCTGTGCCTACAGCTTGGCAAGGCGTACAAGGGCAACCTTTGGT